CCCGGTTTTAACCGTTATCGGGTCCTATTGGACTCAACTGTCCGACATTATTTTCGATGGCACGACAAGCGGAAACATCCGAAGTCGTCCATCTATGGCCTTCTCCCTTAATGAAGGTGATAAGTCTCCACTCCCTTAGCAAGGGGTCCCTTCCGAAGGATCCCGTCCATTCTTAACAAGCAAGGCCCATAAAAACTGGGTCCAATACCCCATCACTCTTACTGTTTCCAGCGAGTTCTACTGTCTTCACAGGATCTAACCTCTTGTTAATGTTACTAAAGGGGTCCGCGGGACACCCGAATAAGTGACTTCAACAAACGAATCAATCTCCCTTCCTTAGACCGATACCGCATTTCTTTGGATCGATCCTCGAAAGGGGTGTGATCCTTAAGAGAAGCCAACTCATCCGAGACGTCCCACCAACCCTGCATAAACGATACAATATCATCTAGGCATTCATGGTTCCCCTTCACCATCTCTTTAGCGACGGGATCGAGCTCGGCCACCGGCTTAACTCTTCTCGTTAGATCATCCAAGTGATCCAAGGACGCCACATACAGACGCCGATATATGACTGCCCACCAGTAGACATCGAACCCATCCAGGGTTAGAGCCTCTGATTGAGCAGTATATAGCGAAGATCGAACCCTTTCGATCCTTTCACCTATACGCACGGATACCTTATCCCTTATACATTGGTATAAGGAGTAAGGGTCCCGGGATTCCGGATTGAGAGTTAGTAAATCTAACATCTCCCTCCAGTTTCCCACAGACCAAGGACTAACACCCGGACTCCTTAACGTAAGGAGCAATCCTAGGACTCGACCACCTAAGCGTGGGAGAGGACTGGTTATCCTCCCTTGAACTCGGTACCCGAAGCCAGCAGCACGCAAGATCTTAGAAAGTTTAGGCTCCCAAACCGCCCCCAATTTCCGAACTAGCTCTACCATAATAGGAAGATGATATCTTCCTAAGGCGAACTCTAGTAGAGAAACTGGAGACGTATCCTTTCCTTTAAGAAAGAATCGTTTGGCGAACTCACAAGAGCCGCGACCCACGAGGGTCTTGGCAATTGAAATTCGGACCCCTAAACCCTTTAAAATCTCCCTGTACTGCAAAGCGACTTTGCGGTTTGCAATCACCACATCATCCCCTAAAACAGCATAAGCCGAGAACCAGCCCGACATTCCTACACGAAACGCAGCATACTGCACTATCATATGATGAACCAAAGCCAGCATTGCCCAAGAACTATAAGCCCCCATGGGTTGACCCACCTCGTACCGGACCCTTCCGGTACGGGAGTGACCAGGTTGCACATCAATATGTGCAAAATGATCCGATGAAAGATCGAAATAATAATCCCGATCCCTCAACAGTTTCCCCCATAGATCACCCATAGCCCCCGGCAACAACTGGTTCAGTAGAGCTACTTGACACTCCCATGGTACTCGATCCGTGGCTGCTTT